ATAATCCACAATAACAAAATCAGGCTTATACTGATCAATCTTTCCACGCAAAACAGATGGGGTAATCTCTCCCCCTGAATCATTAGATATAATATGAAACTCTGGTTTGCCATCTACATTTTTGGAGTGCCAGCGTTTTAAATCATCAATTTCGACGGCACCTGCACTTAGCTTACGATGTGACCACAATCCTTCTCCCATAATTGTAAAGGCACGATTACGAACTTCTGTTTCCGACATCTCAAGACTTACGACCATGGGAGTCTTTCCCTGCTTCCAGGCCTGTACGGCAAAATATAATGACAGCCATGACTTTCCAATACCAGGGTAAGCAAGAAATACTCCGAGCTGTCCTTTTGTAATGCCTGATGGTAGATAGTTATCAAAACCTGGAAGCCCCGTCTTAATGCCAACAGACCCTAAGGCCTGATCCTCTTTGAGCTTTTCGTAGTATGCAACTGCAGAGTGTATATCTGTAACATCAATATCTTTAATTACGGATGTGTTCTTCTTTAGCTCTGAAGTTTTGTTGATTAAAAACTCCAACGCTCCTGCACCTTTACCGCCCTGGATATCCGAAGCTGCATTTGTAATAATTTCTTTAAGGCTGTTGTTTAAGTACTGACTTTGAAGCTCTTGTAGGTGATGCTTAGTGGCACCGACCCCATCTACCATGTGAAAGTCTCTAAAGTTTTCTATTACTAAATCTTTTGGAGGCAATGCAGCATTCTGCTCCGAGTAGTTTCTAATAAACTGCCAGACGTCTGCGTGGGTGTGCAACAAGCTTTCAACGTTTGCCTGTAACAATACATGTATTTGTTTGTCTTCTAAAACCGCAGATATGACCTTTGCCTCTACATCACTCATTTAACCACCTTGCTGCCATCTCCCGACGAGCAGCCCTCTCTTCTTGATCTTGTTTTTCTCTTCTAATAGAATTGTCTACTTCATGTGCATAGTTTGCAAAATACTTCCATGAGGGGGACCTTGCTGCATCAAAGTAGTGCTGCATCATATCATAGCAGTGAGACATTCCGTAGGATTCTATCAGAGCATCAGCAGCCCACTGCTCCACATTTAAATTAAGTCTTGGCTTTTCCTCGTAGTGCAAAGTATGCAGTTTTGAGTATCTACTAAGCAAAGCCATTCGGTCTTTGCGTTCTGCCATTAGGAATCAATCTCAGCAGATGCTTCTTTGACTTTTTCAGCGAGCTTTGTCTCTACAAAAGCATAGACACGCTCAAAGGCCTCTTCAACCTTTTCATCTTCTCTTTTGTCGTCTTCAACCCCTAGGTCAACACGTAGTGACTGAAAGTTGCCAAGGTTTAGTGTATACCCGAGGGTCACACTGACTTTTGTCTCTGAATTTTTCATCTCATACCCTTCTTTGAAAGCTAAATGCTTTCACTCCACACAGGTATATACCTGCCGTCTTCTGTTCTCGTATATGTCAGTATACCATCACCCATCCGTCTTTGCAACTCTTGTGTCGTAGGAGTTATATCATTTGTAATGAGCTTGTCTTTTCTAGGTCTTCCCATATGATAGGTTGCAAGTATATCACGAATCTCTTTAACCTGTGACTCTGAATAGTAACTTCTGACTTGCCAGCCTCGCTCACCACCTTTTTGGCTTCCCGTTGGCTCAGGGATTACACCACGCAACATTAAGCTTGGCATATATTTCTTGTGCCTATTTACGAGATCTGCTGTCTCTCCTACAGTGTATGCTCTTTGTCTATTATTTTTAAAATCAGATATTAAACAACTTTCAATTTGATCTTTTATAATATTGTAGACTGACATAATTCCGTTTGATCTGTTTAAATGATGCACCCTGACCAGATCTCCATTTAAAAACCATACCTTTTTGTTGCCAGGTATTATCGGAGAGTTGTTGTACTCTTCTCTAGTTCGATAACCGTTTTTCTTGGTCAAGGAATCTCCTAGTTTGGGATACCTATTATCATTAAGTTAAGGGCAATAGAAACGTCACCACTAGTGTTAAATTTAACAACACCTTCTACCCTTGAGGTTGTGACGCTTTTAAGAACAACGGATACGTCTTTTCCAGCTTGAGTGTTTCCAATATTAATTGGGGTGGCTGTAGCTATAGGGGCGTATTTAAAATCTGATGGAAAGTCGTAAGAGAATGCCCTTTCGTTACCTGCGTTAACGGTGCTGTTTGCGGCTACTGAGACATATCCGCCAATTATCCTTGCCTCTGAGGCCTTTACGCTTTGCTTACCAGATGATGGGGTGTCTAGCGTTACATACTTGTAGTTCGATGGAGATATTTGGGAAGATAGCTCGTTGATCACAGATGCCATCTGATAAATATAGGACAGGTCTAAGGGCTGTCCTCTTTCGGGTAGTGGTAATTTTGCCATAACTCTCCTATTATATCACTTAAACTGTCTCAGGTCCAATAGTATACACTTTTAATAAATCTTTATCTCTTGTAATTGGAGTACCTTTTAAAAATATTTCTACTGTTAAAGAATTTGGCTTGGCCCCCTGGTCTACACCATTTATAAAATATGTGTTGGGTATAATAAAAATAGATGATGTGCCTTCCACCCTCTCGGAATATATCCAGTCGCCACCGTCTTCTTTATCCCACCTTAGCCAAATGTCGTACTCCGTTGCATTACGAATTAGGTTATTATCCTTGTAAATTTGCACTGGATCCCAGATGACATTCACGTGATCTGCAGACTTGCCTATTGAGGTAAGGCCTGAGACATAATTGTAATTAGGCTTGACCAGAAACAATGGGGACCAGTGAGAGGTTCTGTTTCTATCTTCCGATATAATTCGATATCTAATAAGATATCCCTCCAAGTCTACGTTAATTTCTGGCAGAGCGTCCTGCCTGTAAATAGCCTTGCGGATAACTGAGTCAGCCATTACTGCACACCTATGGCAAACCTGAACTCTACAAAGTTTGTAGTGTTGGCGACCTTAATCAAAGTTTCTGCATTAGCTGCACGAATAACGCTGTAACCAGTCATGCCGTACAGTGGGTTCTGTATCGTCACATTTTCTAAACGCAGTGCGTCCATGTTTAAATAAAATTGATCAGATGGGTTTCCCAGGCTATCCGAAACACAAACATATACCTTTGCAATATTCATCTGACTCCAAGAAAATCCTGTGCTTTTCACAAGCTCTTGAAGCTGTCTAGTTACGACAAAGTATCGGTTAGTACTAAAGTCTAACTCTGGGTCCCCTGGGGTATGATCCAGACTGGCTTCTAATCTGGCAAACTCTCCAGTTCCGAAAGGATCTGAGTCTGCAAACTCTACAATTAATTTAATATTACTGGGAATGTCTGAGGATGAGCCATCTTTATTGGCAACAGAAAATGCGAACCTAAGCTCATCTGTAGGTGCATTCTGGTCTAGGCTGGCTGACACGCCATTGAGGTGAATGTGATTTCCTGAGTCCAGAGAGAGGCTACCGTCCTGATTTTCTGAAATAGTTGACATGTCTCCAACAATAGAGATAATGTTATTTAAAAACCTGCATCTCTCATATCTTTCAACTCTTTGAGGATTGGCAAAAATTCTATTATCTGCGTTTGTCTGAAATACGTCGTAAGGTTGATTAATGACATTATTGTTTGCCTCTCCGTCCAAAGGTTCGTAGACTACTGGAATGGCAGTAGCTTCTGATTCTGAGTGATACTCCCAGTTTTCGGTTTGCGTAAACGCATATATATTTCTGCTATCCCTGGCACCTGCTGAAGGGTTTGCAGCTGCGGAGTAGACTCCGACTTCTGATATTTCGTATCGTTCTTCTGTAGGCAACTCTGCAGTAAAGACTATTTTGTCTATTCCATCTTCATTTACGTATCCACGAGAAGTTATCGGCACCCTAAACATTTCAAAATCTAAAGAGTTTTTCTCTGAGTAATCCCCCAAAGTTGCGTCTGAGTTCAACGGCTGTGCTCCACAACCCACAGCAATATAAGAAGCATAGGCTGGAGCCTGACCTATTAAGTATTTAGCAAGAATGTTTTTTCCAGTATTTGTTATCATGAAGAACCCTCTATATATATTGTATCATCAAAGCTTGTTACTGTGTTGGCTACTTGAATCTCAACCTGTTCATTTCTTTCGATCGCAACTACCTCAACAGCTAGGTCTCCTGTTACAGAATCTATGTACACATACCTTCCTGCTGGACCGTTACCCTCTTCTGGTACGTGGTTTACAAACTTTATAGAAAAGCTGTTAAATATTTCGTCTGAGGAGTCCTGCACAGAGACAATATTCTTAGAGTTATACCTTATATATATATCTTCTAAATTTTTAATCGGTCTATAGATAACACTTTGACCATTAATTAAGTCATTGCGAGAGATGTTAATTATCTCTTGACCGCCCACCTGCTCAAAAATTAGGTTAGTCATAACCTCAATGGGTACAGACTCATCTTCAAACAAAATTATATCTGGATCAGCTATTTTTACTTGGTTCCAACCTGAATTTGAGGACACTGGCTCAGGAGAGTTGGGGACAGCACTAACCATCAAACCACCTCACTTAGATATATAGTCATAGACGGACCGCTTGCATCTCTTGTATACTCTATATTATATACTACAAACCTACTCTGTGCTGACAAGATATCATCTATGCCAGGATCTGACTGATAGTCCACAGAGACTACGTCCCCCAGCTGAAGCATTGGGTTTGAAAATATCTCTATGCCAACTGATTTTCTAGGGACACTTACTTTTGATATTACCCAGGACATGAGATCTCTTGCATCGTCCTGAGACTGAATGTAAGGTGCGTCGAGAACGAACTCTTTTCTTCCGTTGATAGTTCTGTTGAACTTTATTTGCTTATAGTCTTCTCTTACCTTTAATGGAGAGACCACTAGAGAGTCTCCTCTTATTTCAGGATTAGAAAGGTCTCCGACACTTTCATAATAGTTATCTACTGTGAGTTCGTTGGTCGCCTGCTGAGTAAAAGTTACTCCTTGAATTCTGAGATAGTTTCCAGAAGTTTCATCTAAATTAATTGCTGTGTCAGTTGAGTTAAAGATTAAAAACTCTGCCCCATACGAACTTGCAGTAAATCCAGAAACGGTATATCCCTTTATTTTATTAAAGGTTGGAGACAGCTGGGCGTACAGTGCTGGGTAAGCCTTATCATAACGAATATTGAAATAGTCAGCCTCTCTCATAATTGTTCCAAATTCTTCAAAATATATATTGTACTTTGGAGGTTGAGATGGGTCTATTCCTGATAGATAGGTGGATTGGATGATACCACTCATTGCATATTTACGAAAAGACTCATTGACATCTACCTCGTCATCATCAAAAATAGACGATACTGGAGTGTCCAATCCAAACACCGTATTTTGTGAATAGTTATTCGTTAATGCATAAATGTTTTCAAACATAATTCTAGAGGAACCTCTAACAAAAAGACCCATGTTATTAAATACTGGAAGAGGGGACTCGTCGTCTACAGTTGCAACGATTTTGTTATTAATGTACAAGTAAAATCTTCTAGTTGTTCCAATATCCTCATACTCTACCGCCAGGTCGTAGACTGTGGGGCTCTCTTCTGCGGCCATCCTGTTCTGTCCGACAAATCTTCCATCGTCTACAATGATATTGGCCATACCACCAAATAGCTTTATAGGAACGGCTTGACCGCTATCTCCATTTCTGTTTGTTTTATAAAAGACCACATTGTGAATATTTTCGGATGACGCATAGTCGTCTACACTGTTAGCCGTTAAGGCTGCTATTTCAAAGTAATATCCGATATTGGTATTTGGATTAACCATGAAGGCAAGCCCACCCGAAGATCCTCCGATATTGTTGTTTTGACTTGGATTTGTAGTTTCAGAAACATAGTAAGGAATACTTCCGATACCTGTTTGACCACGCACCTCGTTGTTTTCTATCTTTCCTACTATCCTCATCCTGGTTCCAAAATGTCTAAATTTATTGTTTAAAGGTTTGTATACATAAGAAATAAAATCAACTGGGGAATCTGTTGTTGAAAACGATGGACCATTCATAATTAAGGCAGAGGACTGAACAGTCCCTGTCTGAGTAGAATACAAATCATTTATTGAGTTTTCTGACTTATAGGATGTACTTAAAAAGTTTTTTATAATACTGTTTCTCGTAGTTTTTTTAGCAAGCTCGTTGGAGACCCCCGCCGATCCAGTTGTTTCTAGATTAAGAGTGTTTACGTCTAATCCTGAAAGATTGAATAGATACTCCGACTGCATATCACAGCCTCTAACGTTGTCGTTGTCGTACCAATACGGACTCAGTCCCGCAAAATGATCAACAATTTCTGTTCCGAACTGCCCCCTACCGTGTTTTGCGACTGGACCGTTTCTAAGTTGAGTGACACCGCTTATTGTTTCAAAGTTTGGTTCTGAGTATATCCTGACTAATCCTGTCGGATATATTTTGCCATTGAAAGGCAGCTTAGAAAAATAGTTTTGGTACTCTTGAATACTGTTAATCCACACATTGCCAGTTCCAGATACATTGTACTCAACCGCATCGTATCTAATTACTTCGCCATTGGCATGGAAGTATCCACTGTACCTGGTAACCCAATAAACGCCCTCACCAAGATCTATTACATTGTTTATTACCTGATTGTTTACAACTACTGGAACCTCTTTTGAAAGATTTGAGTTTAAGGCTATGGCACCTAGGACATAGCTAGATTGATTAGAAACCTCGTTATTAACTGACCTCACCCTTTCTGTTGGGGCGACCTCCCACAGTAGAACTGGTTTATATATCCAAAGTCTTTCTCTGTCGATAAGGCTTGCTTGCTTTATTGTTCCCACAGATCTTTGTAGGTATCTACTAGTGTAGTTAATCCGTCCGTCATTGTATAGCTTATTGTCTTGAGAGGAAACATCTATAATATTTGACAGCTTAGTCTTTGTGCCTGAGTTCTTTACCACGCCCGTGTCTTCTGAATCTTTAGACCCTTTAAGAACCATGTCTACAGGCCTGGAACCCTCTGCAGGCATAATATAGTTTTTGCTCATCATTACGAAATTGTTGTATTCGTCAAAAAACATGGCTGTTTGTGTTGACACCGCTATTTGACTCAAAATTTCTGCAACAGTTGTGTCAGGCGGAATAAAGAAATACGGGATAATATCCTCGTCCTCTTCTGGCAATCTTTTAAATACATAATTTGAAAATCCGATAGAGTCTAGCAGTAGAGAAGTTGCGTAAGACACGGATGCATTTTGTGCAAGAATTTGTGGAGCTGTCAACGATTCAAAATAATAAAATAAATCTCTTAGTTGTATCTCTACTGACCTATCACGATTATTGTATTCTGGCAAGCCTTCGGCGTACATTGTTTTTATTGGAACGTAATACTCTTCTTCGTTTGAACTAATGATTGCCTCATAAAAACTTACTTTTAGGTTTTGAGTTATGTATTTAGAAATTATGCTTTCTGAATTATTCTTATTAAATGCCTGGTCATAATCAAAAATAGATAAAGAGCCTGT